ATCTGGTTCAGTCTGCACCGGATCGGGTGTGGCATCAGGTGCGCCGCCTTGTTGATCATCGGCTGGGTTGGTTTCAAACTGCAGGCCAAGCTGCTCAGCCCGATCGACTTCAGCGGCGCGGGCCACAAGCAGATCCTCGATGTCGCCACCACCTTCGGCCACTACCTCAGCCTGCGTCTTGAAGCCGGAGCGGACCGCCTTGGTGTAGGCATCCACTTCCTTCTGCGGATCCACCCATGCCCATCCGCGGGGATACCAGCGGACCGACTCATAGCGCTCGGGCTGGCTGTCGTAGCCCGGCAGGTTGAGCTGTCCCACGCCGGTGGCCGCGGCCAGCCAGCGATCGAACACAGGCTGCAGCAGGTGCTCAATCATGTAGTCCTGCAACATCCGCCAGTGCTCACGGTCCTCGAGCAGGCTGAGCCGGCTGCTGCTGTAGTTGGACTGACTGAAGTCGCGGCTGATGGTCTCGAAACTGCAGCCGATGGCGGCCGCCACACCGCGAAGCATGGCGCGGAGGAACGGCTCAAACTGACCATCAGGAGCATCCAGCTGCGGGATGCTGACTGTTTCGCCGGGCGCCAGGTATTTGAACACGCCAGGCTCGAATCGCGTCACCTGATCGCCGTCTTCCACATCGTCGCCATGTAGTTCACCCTCTGGCGATTGGATGAAGCCCATCAGCGAGCTGTTGGCCCGGGCACGTACCACCTCAGCCTCCTCGTAGCCGGACAGGTGATGAAGGCGCTTGACGGCGCTGGCTGCCCATGGCACGGCACGGGACTGGCCGGGCCGCTCGGTGATGAAGAGGTGAATGATCTGATCGGCCGGCACCTCCGTGACGCGATAGCCGATGCCGTTGGTGATGTCGCCTGGATGCCGATCGCGAAAGGCGTAGGAGATTGGGCGGCCCCAGCGGTTGACCTTGACACCCATGCGCCACTCGTTGCCCTGCGCATCAGGGCCGGAAGTCTTGCCCTCATCGCAGTAATCGGCCTCGATCACCTCGAGCGCCAGGGGCACCCTGCTGCGGCCGAAGGATTCATCGACGATGCGGATGAATACCTCACCGGACTCTGCCATCGCCTCGATAGCAACGCGCAGGATCTCAGGCAGGCTGAGCTTGCCGGCAACGTGGCAGCGGTCAGCGTGGCTCCAGCTGGTCCAGGCTGATTCGATCAGTCGGTTCAGCTGTTCGTTGAGCCGGCCACCGCGAGCCATCATCACGCGCGACTGCATCCTGATGCCGCGGCCGATGACGTTCGCGCCGATCGCGCGGATCGCCTGACGGACATAGGGCGAATCACGGCGCAGCTGGCGTGAGCGATCGCGCAGCTTGAGCAGACTGCCGTCGATCTCAGCATCAGCGCTGGTGGCGCTGGTGACCCATCCGTGGGTAAGGCGGTTGACGATGGCGCCTTCATAGGCGCGGCGAGGCCGGCGCTTGCTGGTGGTCTGCTCTTGAGGAGACAGTGCTGGCTCGATCTGCAGTTGTGCCGTGCCGCTGCTGATGCGGCCGCCGGATGCTTTGCGCTTGGCCATCAGCCGAACCTCACAAACATGCTCATCGGATTGCCCAGGCCTTGCGCGACCTTCTCTGCTGCACGCTCACGGGCGACGATCGCCTTCAGCTGCGCTTCACGCTGCATCAGCTGGCCAAGGTCTTGGCTGGTGAAGCTGCGGCTGCCGATGCTGTATTGCTTGGCGCCTTTGCTGATGATCGCGCGGATGGCGGTCTGCACCGCCTCCAGATCTTTCTCAGCCTGGCTGCGGCCATCGAATGCTGTTGGGTCGCCGGTGTAGCTGAGCGATGGCAGAACGGTCGTAGTGCCGCTACCGACGATCACCACATCGCTGCCGCTGGTGATCTTGGTCTGCCAATACCAGGTGCCTGCATCCCAGCTGGTGGTGGTGGCAGCCGACAGGGCTACATCCCAGCCACCATCAGATCGAGCGGATCCGTTGACCGTGGCGCCTTCGCCTGCGGTGTTGGTGCGAAAGGTGATCTGCAGCGTCCAGCTGGCTGATGTTGCTGGCTCACCAGCTGGGTCTGTGGCAACCGGCTCAATCCACTGCACTGTGGATCCGGCAGTGATCTGAGCGGGGACAGTCACGAGAGCACCTCCTGATCTTCAGGGTAGCTTCACCAGCCATCGACGAATCCCGGACCTGACTGCGCAGCCCTTCGGCGTCTTGCAGGTGGCTTGGCTGGCGCTGTTCGTTGCTGTTCGGCCGCTGCCTCCAGCTGCGACCAGAGACTGGCCCTGTTGTACCTGCGCTTCACCAGTTCGAGCATTGCGAGCGCATAGACGCACAAGTCGAGCGGTTCGTTGCGGGCACCGCTTGGTTTCTCCCATGTGAGCACCTGAAAGCCCTTCACGGTCTTGGGCACCAGTCGTTCGCAGGTGAGGCCCTGCAGAAAGTCTTCAGTCACATCAGCGCCGAAGTGGATGCTGCCCGGGCCAGTGCTGTCCTTCTTCAGCCTGGCGTAGATGGTGCGCTTCAGCGTGTCGCCGCCGACCATGTAGAGCATCAGGCCTTTCTTCACCAGCCGGCCGCGCCAGTTCACATCCACCTTGCTGCCCTTGCCCAGGGCCGGTGCTGCCTTGGTGCTGCTGCCCTTGATGGCCACCACGCCTTCGGCCGCCCGGGCGCGGCAGAACTCATAGGCCTCTTGGGTGAAGTGACCGCCGGTGTCCACTGCGCAGTGGCGCACAGTCAGCACGCCGCCACCTTCACGGGGCCATTGCGTCTTGCGGATGCTGTCGATCTGCTGCCACACGTCGTCATAGGCCGGGCTGCCTTCGACCTTCTGATGCCAGATGCGCCACATCTCTTCGCCACGGCCAAAGCCCCAGACGGTGGTTTCGAGCCAGGTGTCCTGCACGTCTACAGCCATCAGCAGGAGCACGACGCCTTCAGGGCAGGTGCCGCTGCTGTAGCCATCGCCCTGCGCCCGGGCCATCAGGCCATCGGCATTGATGGCAGCCACGGCCTCATCCTCCCAGGCTTCAGCTGCCCGCTTGTTGACCCAGCCCTTCAGCAGCAGCGGGTCAGTCTTCGCGCGGAGGAACTCATCACGGATCTGCCCCCAGCTGGTCCAGCCAGCCGGTGCGTACCAGGCGGGCAGGTGAAAGCCTGCGGTGATGCCATCGCCCTTGGCGGTGGCCTGCCACTGAGCGCCGGTGAGCATCGCGGTCTTGTGATGCTCGTTCACGCGCTCACCGCAAGCCGGGCACTGCGCGAACACCTCACCATCAGGCGTGTCCCACTTCATGTGCTCACGCCAGCGCAGCACCTCCAGCGATCCGCAGCAAGGCATCCGCATGGCCAGCTGCCGTCGATCGCTGCGCTGCTCGAATTCGTGCGTGATGCGACACATGCCGCGGGTGCCTGGTGTGCTGGTGATCAGTACCTTGCCCATCGGAAAGGTTGACGTGCGGGCCTCGGCGTTCTCGAGCGGGTCGCCCTTGTCGTCGGCCTCGAACGGGTAGGAGCTGACCTCATCGGCCAGCAGGTAGGCCGCAGGCATCGACTGCAGACCGCTGCCGCTGTTGGCGCCGGTGAGCACAAACAGGCCGCCTCTGAACTCCTTCAGAAACATGGTGTTTCCTGAGTCGCGTGCCCGGGCTGGTGCGATCAGCTCAGAAAGCACTGGCGTCTCACGCAGCAACGGCTCCAAGCGTTGCCGGTTGAGACGCTTTGCCATGTCCAGCGTCGGCTGCACCAATAGCGTCGGCGCCGGCCACAGATGAATAATCGCCCCGAGCCAGTTCAGTACCACCTCCGTCTTTCCGAGCTGGCTGCCGAACATCAGCACCACGCGCCGGTATGGGCTAGTGGGGCTCAGACACTCCATCGGCTCGCGCAGGTACGGCGTGCGATCTGTGCGCCAGGGGCCAGGCTCCGCTGAGCCCTTGGTGCTCAGAACGCGATGGCGATCAGCCCATTGCGCCACTGTCATGGGATCAGCAGGCCGCAGACCCTCGCGGAAGGCCTCGGTATAGATCAGGGCAGCATCAGCCATCAGCCAGGCTCCGTAGTGCGATGCGCAGTTCTTCAGTCAGCAGGGTGTGGCATTGGCGTGCGTCGGTGGTACCAGCCAGCTGCGCAGCGAGGCGGTCGGGGATGGCCATGATGCTGTCGCGCACGCCGCGGGCCAGCTTGAACGCAGCGGCCTTGACTTCATCAGCAGGCACCAGCTCACCGCGGCCCTGGAGGGCCTCGAGCCTGGCTTTCTCGGCCTTGTAATGCTCGTGCCTGGCCCGGCTCTCATTCAGATCAGGGATTTGATCTTCTGGCAGCGCGTCGATCAGCTGCTTCAACTCAGCAGGCCGCGGCCGGTGCGGTAGTGGATCAGGTGATGGCTCGATGGGATCTGCCTGACGCACCTTGCTGCCTGGTGTGGCCCGGGTGTTCTTGTCCCATAGCTCAAGGGCTAGATCACGATCGAGCCAGCGCTTGCCGTCCTTCTCCACCACTGCAGCAGCGATGCGGCTTTTGCTGGCGTGCGTGACTGCAGCTTTGGTGCAGCCTTTGATCATCGCCAGTTCAGCGAAGGTGATCAGCACAGAGTTAAGCGGTTTGGAGTTAAGTTAACTGCACGGTAAACTCCTGATGGAAGCGTTGTATGCGCATTGCCGAGATCGACTGCGGCGCAGGGGTTTAGCGGCTTTCAAGTCTGGGGCTAGAAAAAGATCGAGACGCTGGATCACCCACATCCAGCGGCGCGAAAGGGACCCGCGAGTCGGGGGTCAGCGAGCGGAGGCAAGAGCGCGATCGAGTGCGCGGGAGAGGTGGGTGGTGTAGACGCGACGCACTGTGTCGTTGCCGAGCTTTTCAAAGGGAAAGCGTTTGTCGTAATTGGGTTCGGACTTAACGACGAGGAAGTATGGGTGTAGGCGGCCACGGGAGCGGCGGTATACGCCTGGTTCACGGCCTGAGCCTCGTGGTGTGCCGATGAAGTAGCCGCCGCGATCTGTGGTGGAGAGTTTGGATTGAAGTTCACCGAAGAGACGACGCTTGGGGTTGCCGGCGGCGTTCTGTGCGAGGGAGGTGGGGATCAGTTTGCCGGTGGAGAGGGGGTTGCCCTGGGAGGCTGCGAGACCGCGGATGAGACCTTCGTAGTCCTTCCAGCGACGTCGGCCGCCAAAGATCTGGGTGTTGAGGTAGCCGCGGTCTGGAGAGGGATAGACGGTGGCTATGAGATTGGCTTTGGTGGACTTGTCGTAGCGGAAGGCGTTGACGGTGAAGGCGACGGGTTTGACGAATGATTGTTTGGTCTGGGCTTTGTAGGCGAGTTGTACGTCGCGTGCGGTTTGGTTGAGAGCGACGGAGGAAGCGAATGGAAGCTGGTTCTTGTAGGCACCAAGGAAGCGCTGCAGCTTGGTGAGTCCTGATGTGTCGGTGGTGATGGAGAGCATGGAGTCAAGGCCCCAGCGGTGGGTAGCTGGGGCGCGGCTCTCATCGTCCGGGTGATCCCCAGGTGAAGGGTAGGGAGGGTCAGAAGGGGAACTGAGCTTCTGGGTCGTAATCCAGTGGATTGGAAGCGGAAT